AATGTAAAGGCTGATCCAGACATTGTTCTAATGAACGGAAATGATCGTAAGCAACTATCTGATGCGATCAAGTCAGGTTCAACCGCTAACTATCGTTTGATGATTGAAAGCCCAGGAACAACAGGAACTACATACGGTTCTATTGTTACAGGACTTCAGAACGAAGTTACAGGTAAGGCCGTGGACATTATGGTTCACCCGTGGCTTAACCCAGGTGTTGCGCCTGTTCTTTCATGGACACTACCAATTCCTGATACACAGGTTTCTGATGTATGGGCAAACTTCTTGGTACAGGACTACATGGGTATCCAGTGGCCAGTAACTCAGTTCACTTACGACTTCTCAACCTACTTCCGCGGAACTTTCTTCTGCACCGCTCCTGCATGGAATGGCGCAGTTTCAGGTATCGTTTCAGCGTAAGTTACAACTTAATAAGAAGGGAGGGGTGCGGTGTAAAAGCCGCACCCTTTCTCAATTAACTAGGAGGCAAAATGGGAAGATGGGTAGCACCTGACAGGGGTGTAAAAGAAACTGTTGTTGGCGGTAAAAGTTATTACACAAATCGCCAGGGAATTTATACTGTAGAAAATAAAGCACACGCAAAGGCAATGAAGGCTGAAGGTTTTTTTGAAGCATCACTAAATCCAATTTCTAGTGATGACCGCACACGGGGATTTACTTGCGTAGAATGTGGCTTTGGTGGTTGGTTTCGCAAATGTGGGCGTTGCGGATACGAGTCACAAGAAACACAGCGAGATGGAGAATAAATAATGGCCGTTGGTATTACGCCCGATACAAGTAATGAAAATCCCTACATCACTGTAGCGGAATACAGAAACGCACCAACAGCGCTCAACATTGACATGCTTGTTGTGGGCGGAAATGCCGCGGCTCAAGATGCAGAATTAGCCCAGGTTATTCTGCGGGCTTCTTCATACATGAATGAATACTTTAACCAAAATCTTGTAGCAGATGAATACACAGAAACACAACGCATTAGATTTTCAAATTCAGGTGGTTATTTTGCCTTGCACCCATACAACGCGCCTATTGTGTCGTTGTCATCATTTTATTATGGATCAAATCCAAACCAGTTATACGCATTAGGCGATTGCTCAACAGCCTGGTTTGAAGGCCAACAAATTATTATTCCTGGCAATCAAATTGGTTGGTACGCAACTTCTCAAGGGCCATTGCAGTTTGGTGGATCTATGGGGCAAAGTAATTGGACATTTACTAAATACACCTATGTTGCAGGTTATGTAAACACAGTTTTTCTTGTTGATACAGCAATAGGAGCCACATCATTTATTGTTGATGACGCAACAGGAATTATTGCAGGGCAAAATTATCGCATTTATGATGGCGCTAGAAGTGAGCGTGTAACAGTAAGTGATAGTTATGTTTATGGAAGCACAACAGTTACATTACAAAATCCTATGATTTTTGCTCATGGAGCAGGATCGGCTTTTGGCAATCTTCCAAACGCTCTCAAGCAGGCTTGCATTTTAGTTACAAGTGCTTTCATTAAGATGCGTGGCGATAGTTCAACCACTATGGCTTATACAACTAGCCCATCAGGAAATGTTGCAGGTTCTACACGCTATGGTAGTGACATTCAGGTAGCCCTAGACATGGTAAACAAGTTCCGCAGGATCAGATAATGACCGCAGTACCTACGCTCACAGGCCGCAATGCTGTACGCCAAACGCTATCTTTGTTCTTAGCCAACCCGCGTATTCTTAATCTCAATCAAATCTTTACTTCTTTTCCAAAAATTATTAACTATCAAGTCAATGCTGAACCAGGACAAGCAACACGCGCCGCTGGCGTTGTTTACATTGCTGATGAATACGAAACACGCCTGGCTATTGGTGGCGCGCATGATGGTTGGAAGCGCATTGATTACACCGTAATTGTTCAAGTATTTTGTATTTCTTTTCACAGAGAAGCAGAAGATGTAATGACTGACTTTGACACAATTATTGATAACATCAAAACGCGCTTGCGGTCAGATCATAATTTTGGCGATCCAACAGGCAACCTTGTTTGGCAAGGTGCGGAGCCAGTTATTCAAGCCCGTTATGGCGAACCATCAACAGAAAAAGAAGGCGTTACAGAAATCTTTGCTGAGATACAATTTCCAGTAACACAGATGATCCAGGCATAAGGAGCATGATGAAGTACAAATACAATGGAACTGATGAACGCGTGTTCCCTAGTGTTGGGGTAACTGTAAAACCTGGTGATGAGTTTGACGCACCTGAAGGATTTGTTGCCGCAAATGTAACACTTGCAGGCGCAAAGCCATCAGTCACAGAACCAACAGAACCAAAAACAACAACAACTATGTCTGCCGCGTCAGACAAGAAACTAGGAGCGTGAAATAATGTCTGTTCAACAGTCCGTACGCTCGTACCTGGGAATTGCTAAAGAAGTAACCCGCGGTACGGCAGTAGCACCAACCGACTTCATTCCAGTAATGAAGGATAGCCTCAAGCCAGTGGACATTATTGATCCACTGTATGACACAGGGTTGCGTGGCTCAAATGTTCTTAATTACAACTACATTCCAGGGCGCAAGCGTTCAACAGTTGATTATGGCGGCGCAGTATTCGCTGACACTGTTGGTTATGCAATTGCTGGTGTATTGGGTTATGTAAACACAACAGGTGGATCAGCACCTTACACACACGAAATTACACTTTTTAACAGCCTTGCTGTTGGTGGAGATGTACAGCCAATTTCATACACACTTACAGACTTCTATGCTGTAGATGTTCGCTCATACCCAGGTTGCCAGTTCTCAGACTTCTCATTAAAGTTTAACGCTGACGGCATGCTTGAGTATGATGCAAAATCAACAGGTTGGTCATCATCAGTTGTTTCAACACCAAGTCCATCATTCTCAACAGTTCTTCCTACACCAGTATGGCGCGGTACTGTTTCAGTTGGTGGATCAACTCTTGCAACAGCCATGACAGGCAACATTGACATGAAGCGTCCTGCAACACCTATCTACGGCATCTCAAATACCCAGGATCCATACCAGGTATTCTTAGGGCCACTAGAAGTAACAGGCAAAATTACATTTGTTATGGACAATGATAATCAGTTGCTTAACTTCCTAAACAACACACAACCTGCACTTGAGTTTGTTTGGAACTATGGTACTGGCGCAAATGAACTTGCAATTGTGGCAAATCTTTCTAAGGGTGCTTACACAACTGGCGTTATTGAGCGTGGAGATGATTTTGTTAAGGTCAGTGTGGACATTAACGCACAATCAACAATTGCTGACGCAGGCCCATCAGGAGGTTACTCACCGATTGCATGGACATTGTTGAACGCAAAGCCATCAAACACTTACGCGTTTGACTAAGTAGATCAGGGCGGTGGTGTGGTTGAGGGCGATTGCCTTCCCGCTCTCCCACACCACTTGCTCCTTTTTAGTATGATGTAGGAAGGCAAACCAACAGGAGGCATAATGTCTAAAGAAGTATCGCTCCCATCAGGAGCAACAGTTAAATTAAAAGATCCAACAACTTTGCGTGTTAAAGATCGCAAAAATGTTATGCGCACTGCGGATAATGCAGTTGGTGGAGATCTAACAAAAGCGCTTGCACTAGGTGATGCACTAATTGCCATGCTTGTAGAGTCATGGTCATTTGATCTTATTCCACCATCAATTAAAATTGAGTCATTAGATGAATTAACAATGGCTGATTATGACGCTTTGGTAGAACATACAAAGGACGCACAAAAGTATCTGTTTCCTAACCTGGCTGAAACGCCACAGGCAGAGGCAGACCCAAAAGCGGCTGGCGAGAACTCCAACGCCTAAAATGGTTACTCAAGGGTGGGGAACGCCATGAGGCGTTCTCTTACCCTGATGAGCATTGGTATTACTACCAAATGGCGGAGCGGTTTGGTTGGACACCTGAACAGGTAGATAATCTTCCCGCTAGTACGGCAGATTGGTTAATAGCAATTGCTAGAACCGTAGATGAGGTGAAAGCAGAAGGGTTAAGAGATTAAATGAGCGCCATAATCATTAAGAACCTTTCTGAAGTTCTTGCCGCTGTTAAAGGAACTACATCTAAGATTGAAGAAGGCGCGCAAATTGGAATTATGCGGGCTGGCCTTGCTGTTGAAAGACAAGCAAAATTAAACTTTCAAGGAACGCGTAGTTATCAAAAGAAAGTAAGTAAGAGAGGCAACCCTTACATAGTTACACCCCCGCCACATCACATTGGTGGATCAGGGCCTAACACAGTTACAGGTAATCTCAAGCGATCTATTAAAACTACTTACCGCGTTGGATTTGGTAATTACATTGCTGAAGTTGGCCCAACAATGATCTATGCCCGCCAGGTAGAAAAGGGCGGTGGCAATTGGCGTTCAGGGGTAAAATACCCTTACTTAGAACCTGCCGCATTGATGCTTTTAAGAAATGGCACAATCAACAGAGTCTTTATGACCGCCATAAAAGAAAAGTTAGGGAGATAGCGCATGGCTGACTTGATCCCACCAATGTTGATTAAATTACAGGCAGATGTAAGTGAACTCAAAGTTGGTTTAGCCCAGGCAGAAAGTGCCATCAAAGGCGTAGATAATTCTGTAAAAAATGCTAGTACAGGCATGAGCAAGTTTGCTGCAAATCTTAAAAACATGGCTGGCGGATTTGTTGGTTTGTACTCATTGCAAAAAGTTTTCACATCAACTATTGCAGATGTTGGAGCCTATGAAGCCGCTATTGCTAAGGCTGGCGCAATCATTCAATCTACAGGCAATGTTGCTGGCGTAAGCGTAGAACATTTTAAGGCACAAGCGAGCGCATTAGAAAATCTTACATCAGTAGATGAAAACCTTATTTTGCAAAGCCAAAATGTTATGGCCACTTTTACGCAGATTAGAAATGTGGTTGGCGCGGGTAATGACATTTTTGATCAGGCAACCAAAACTGCACTTGATTTATCTGTGGTCATGGGTGGCGATTTACAAGGCGCAACAGTTCAATTAGGTAAAGCACTCAGCGATCCAATCAAGGGTATTACTGCTCTCACAAGAGTTGGTGTTACATTTGATGATCAACAAAAAGCGGCCATCAAAACACTCATGGAACACAATGATGTTATGGGCGCACAAAAGATTATTCTTGCTGAAGTCAATCGTGAATTTGGTGGCGCTGGTAAGGCTGTAGGAGATACTTTTGCAGGTGGTGTGGCTAGAGCCAAAGATAAAGTTACAGATTTTACGCGTGATTTGGCTATTGGTTTAGAACCAATCCTTTTATCTATTGGTAAAACGATAGGTGATTTAATAAATACATACATTAAACCTTTTGTAAATCTTATTATTAAAAATAAAGAAGCGGTTTTACTTTTTGTTGGCGTGTTAGGTGCGGCTTTTGCGGCATTTAAGGCTTATCAAGTTGTTATGGCGGCTACAACTGCAATACAAGAACTTTACATTGTAGGAATGGCGCTTGCTAAAGGCGCAAAATTAGCAGACATTGCTGCAACTGAAGGTC